TATAAAAGTGTTTATATAGGTAATGACATGAATTTTGTTGATACTATTGCTTCCGATAGAATAAGTGCTACAGATTTTTTAGCTAAAGCTGATATTTTCATTAAAAAAGGTGAAACTATTACTAAAACTATGAAATCCAATATACCTTTCAAAGCTAGACTTACAGAATTACGTGTAATGCGTAGAGCTATAATTTTAGAAATGCAATCTAAGCGAAGAATGGCCCCTATGGGTATAGTTCTTCATGGTGACCCTGGTATAGGTAAATCATCTGTCTTAGAAAATATATTTAAAGTACATTGTAAATCAGCTGGAAGAATTTATTCTCCGGATGTAGTTTATAATAGGTCTCCAAAATCAAAATATTGGACAGGTTATGATCCAATAATACAACCTATTATTCATATTCCCGAAGTTGGTTCTATATCTAATTTATTAGCTCAGAAAGGTGATGAAACAATAGATGAATTATTGATGTTAATTGATAATTCCCCTTATTGTCCTGATCAAGCTGCTATTGAAGATAAAGGTGTTAATTATGCCATGCCCGAATTAGTAGTTATTGACACCAATAACCCGGAGATGAACCTTAACACTATAATGTCTGCTCCTGCTGCTATTAGGCGAAGATTTTTATATATAGAAACCCAAGTTAAAAAAGAATATAGAAAAGCTGGAGGAGTTTCCCTTGATACAGCTAAACTTAAAACTTTGAATTTAGAAAATAAGATGGATCTTTGGGACTTTCGTATTTATGAACAATGCCCCCAAGAAGGTAACGTTAAATCTACAAAAGTCTATTATGAACATGATGATCCTAATATTAGAGATAAAGAAGTCTTTGATATGTTTGGTCTTTGTGCTCAATTATCAGAATCTTATAAACAACATAAAGAAGCACAAAAAAAATTTATGGAAGCTACATCTGAAGATGTATCCAAGTATTTAGAACCGAAGGCTGAATTAGTTACTGCAGAAGCTGATCTATTTGAAGTATATACACCTAATTATATTTTTTTAAATATTTTGTATATATTATATATATCAATATGGTTTTATTTTTGCACTAAATCTTATATTTTTGCTTTCTGTTCTGTTATAATACATGTTTTAGTTATACTCGTATGGTTTTTAGCTATTTATACACGCAGAACCGAGAGAGAAGTTAAAAATTCTAGAAGAACTTTATTTGCTTTAAGTGAGACTATAAGACTGTATCATACTATAACTTATAATAATTTTTTTAACAATATTTATAATCTTACTTATAATGCATCTTTATTTTCATATTTATTTCTTAAGACTTTTATTTATGAAGATGAAAGATATACTCTTCAAAAATGGAAAGTATTTTCACGTAAAATATTTTCTAGTTTACCTCCTATATTACTCTTTTTTACTGTTGTAGCAGCTTCTACCAAAGTAGCTCTTAAAACTTATAAAGTAGTTAACAACATTAAATCTGAAGGAAATATATCAACTAGTGGAAAATTTACTGATGAAAATGTAGATGATTATGTTCTCGTTAATGAAAAACAATCAAATTGTTTATTTCCATTACCTGTAAAGAAGAAAGATTGTGATATTGATTATGATCAAGCTATTAATATTACTCCAAATCTGATAGGTACACCTCGTAATTTCAATAAAATTGATGAACTACATAATACTATACATTCTAATGTTAGATATGCTGTTTTACAATTTAAGGATGGATCACGTGTTAGAACTAAAATTCTAGGTATCTGCCGCGATTTTGTTTTAATAAATAAACATTGTGTTAGAGGTGAGTTATATACCATGCATGTTTCTATGAATCCCAAATCAGCTTCTGGTTTAATTAAAACTCATTTCACATCTGAAGATTACTTAGAGGTAGCAGAAGACATTTTATTAGTTAGATTAATAGGTTCAATATTTAAAGATATTACATTTTCTCTATGTGATATTCCCTTTAATACCACACCTTTAAATTCTATGTTTTTACATAAAGATTTAATTGCTCAACGAGTTAAAACTGAATTAGTAGATGATGATCACAAGATGACTGTTAATAATCCATATCGTTATACTTTCCCTGAACATAAATCGGGTGATTGTGGAACTCCTCTTGTGTCAACCATCGGATATAAAACTTTTTTAGTTGGAATTCATTGCGCTGGTGTCAGAGATATAGGTTATGCTTGTGCTATCAATAAAACAATGCTTATGCGACAATTACAAATTCTTAAAGATAGATGTATACTTACTAATATTGTTTCTGAAGGTTCTTTTCGTTTCAACACAACTAGCGAAATAATACCTTTAGGACCCAAATGTCCATTATTATATGAAGACATACCTTCTGTTAATGTTTATGGCAAAATTAGTGATCATGTACATATTACACCTAAAAGTACTCTCACTAAAAGTGCTTTCTTTAATAAAACTGATTATTTACTTGGAATACCGTCAACTTATGATGGTAGACCTAAATATATGGCTCCTAAAATGCGATCTTTTAGAAATGATGGTGTTTTTTATTCACCTGAAAATAATTTCATTAAGAAAGTAGGTGTTTTGAAAGCGCCTTTAAATAATAGAATTATGGAAAACGTCGTTTTATCTTTTACTAGTGATTTAATTCTACGATTAAGGGAAGAAAACATAACAAGTGCAAATCCAGTACCCCTTGATGTTGCTCAAAATGGTTTTCCTCTTAATTTTTATTATAGAGCAATGAAAAATAATACTTCTGGTGGGTTTCTTTTCACTGGAACTAAAAGTAAATATCAAATTAAGACTCCATTGGAATTCAAAGAAGATGCAGTTACGCCTAAATCTGAAGTTAAAATTCAAGTTCAGGAAATAATAGATTCTTATTTGAACCATGAAACTAGTCATTCAATAGTAGGAGCTCAACTGAAGGATGAACCTAGGTCACGTGCTAAAGTTTTGACTGGAAACACACGAGTTTTCGCCATGTCTTCTTACGATATGACTTTAGTTAATAGAATGTACCTAATGCCTTTCTATAGTTTGATGTGTCAACATCGAGATGTTTTTTTTACAAAAGTAGGAATAAACATGCAATCTACAGAAGTTGATGTTATGTATAATACCCTTAAAAATTTTTCTCCATATATTATGGAGGGAGATTATGGAGGATATGATACAAGTATGCCAGTTGGTATAGGTATTATGGCAAATTCTGTCGTATATAATTCTTTAAAGAAACTTGGTTATAATGATCATGCA